GGGGCAGAATAAAAAACGTTTTTAGTCGAACTTACAGGAGCGTCTCAGAGAGCAATACGAGAACGTCTTGACAGTGCAGAATATGTGCCGCCCACGGCGCGTAAAGGGGGGCGTCTGGCGCTGCCAGTGGGCCGAGGGCCGCTTTTGCCGGGTCATCGTGCGTACCTGGCCACTCGCGGCCTAGATGCCGACAAAATAGTCCATTTATGGGGTGTAGAGGGCCTCGGGCAGACGGCTCGGTTTCGTTGGCGGCTGTTTATTCCAATTCACTATCACGGAGAGGTTGTTTCATGGACGACGCGTTCTATTCGGCCAGATGATAAACTGAGATATATTAGTGCTGGTGCGGAGGAGGAGGCGGTATCGCATAAGAGCGTCCTGTATGGAGCAGATTATGCTAGGCACGCAGTCATTATTCATGAGGGTCCTATTGACGTTTGGGCGACCGGACCAGGCGCTGTGGCAACATTCGGTACTGCATATACGACAGTACAACTGGAGGCGATGTCGCGTTTTGCCGTTCGTGTTGTTTGTTTTGATGCCGAACCCATGGCGCAGGCGCGAGCTCGCGAACTTGCGGATGCGTTGTCAGTGTACCAAGGCAGCACCTATAACATACAGTTAGAGACGGGCAAGGATGTGGCAGAGGCTCATCCAGATGAGGTGGCGGAATTAAGAAAAGTGTTTTTGGAATAATCTAAAATAACTCGAGAAAGGCCTTGCTTTATCGGTTTCGTTGTGTTATAATATGGTTGTAATGAAGAGATAGTTGAAGTGAAACAGCAACCCCGGCGGCGGGGCGGCAGAGGAAACGGAAATGAGACATTTAGCCGAGTGGATCAAAAAAGTGGAGGACGGTGATTTAGGCGATACGCCTGAGGAGGTGGCGTGCAATACGCTAATCGATTTCCTGGTCGATTCCGATTTTCCGGAAAAATCTCGAGCGCTTGACATAATCAACAGTTTGCGGAATCGTGTATCCGAACAGTAACCTCGGCGGCGAGGGCAACGAGGAAAAAATGACTACGAAGGAAATGCAGCAAGAGGCGTTATCGAGGGCGCAGAACGGTAGGCCAAACGCGAACTATCTAACAATCCTGCAAGAGTTCGGCAAACGCGGCATTGATATAAAGGACGTCCGACCGCGTGAGAATGTTTTCACGTATCAGGCGTGGCTTGCTCTTGGCCGCCAAGTGCGGCGAGGAGAGCGCGGAGTTTGCGTCGAGACATTCGTGCCGATGACGAAAATCAATAAGGACACTGGAGAAGAAGAACGATTTTCCGTTCCTCGCAGCACGACCGTTTTTCATGAGTCGCAGACGGATGTTATAGAGTAACAGAAACAGCAAGAGGAGCAAGCGGCCCCTGCCCGCCGAATGCGATCCCGAAACCATAGTGCTGCCGGACAGACCGGCGGAGAGGGGTTTGTTTTGAATGCCGTACTAAAAGCGCCATTTCCATATTTCGGTGGTAAAAGCAGGATTGCGAGCGAGGTGTGGAAACGATTTGGGAATGTCCCAAATCTAGTGGATCCGTTTTGTGGAAGCTGTGCTATTTTGCTGGCGCGACCTTCGGAGCCACATATCGAAACAGTCAACGATGCCGATGGCTTCATCTCGAATTTCTGGCGGGCGCTGGCGGCGGACTCAGATGATGTCGTGCATCACGCCGATTGGCCAGTTAATGAAAACGACTGCCACGCACGCGAGGCCTGGCTCGTTGGACAAAAAGAATCGTTGCAGGAACTGCTCGAGGGCGACCCGGACTACTACGATACGAAAATTGCGGGTTGGTGGGTATGGGGTATCTGCGTCTGCATCGGCAGTGGTTACTGTTCGGGGCGCGGCCCGTGGCACGTTCTTGACGAGCGGCTCGTGCGGACGGGCGCGAGGGAGACCGCTGGTGTCAACCGCGAACGACCGCACCTGAGCGACGCAGGCCAGGGCGTGAACCGGAAACGACCGCAACTATCTGGAATATACTCGCCCGCGAAAGGCGTTGCCAATTCGAGCGGCGAGGCACTGAGGAAATGGATGCAGGCACTGGCCGAACGGTTTAGGCGCGTCCGCGTGTGCTGTGGCGACTGGACCCGTGTCATGGGGCCGAGCGTTACGTTTAAAAACGGACTGACCGGCGTATTCCTGGACCCGCCGTATAGTGCGGGTGCCGGGCGGAACAATGACCTATATCGGGTCGATAGCGGTACGCTCGCCCACAACGTTCGTGAATGGGCGCTGGCCAACGGCGATAACCCGTTGCTGCGGATCGCCATCTGTGGATATGAGGGCGAACACGTTATGCCAGATAGTTGGGAATGTCTCGTGTGGAAAACGGCCGGGGGGTATGAGGTGCAAAGGAAAGTTGCGAGAATTATTAAGAATTCTGAACGGGAACGGATTTGGTTTTCTCCGGGATGTTTGCGTGGTGAGATGATACGAGAGACGTTTGGATTATAACGAAAGGATGAGAATGATGTTGTGGGAACAGGTATCGCCGAACTTTTGGAAGAGACGAGTAGCTGTAGACAAGGACTTTAAGATGTAACCCTATCTAGGAGGAGTGGGTGACCACTGTTTGTATTCGGCCACGAAAGGAGTTATATTGTAGTTTGGAGAGTGCCGTGCTGATTATATATCTTGATGTTAGAGTTTGAGGGGCTTTGAGGAGAGTTTAACCAATGAAACGATGTGGAAAAGACCAGGACAAGACGTCTCCAGTTCGAATTGAGGCGAGGCAGAGGAGACAGGAAGCTCTGAAACTTCGTCTCTCTGGGATGGTTATGAGAGAAATTGGTGAGGTGCTGGGTGTTAGTGAGCCGCGGGCGCATCAGCTTGTGTCGGAGGAACTGAACAGGCTCAGGGAAGAAAACACCGAACTTGCAGAACAAATCCTTCGCCTTGAACTTGAACGTTTGGACACGCTACAACAGGGAATCTGGAATCAGGCTATAGGAGGCCACCTTGGCTCTATTGACCACGTGCTTCAGATTATGGCGAGGCGGGCGCGGCTTGTGGGAATTGAGAGCATAGCTACGCGGCTAGAGATATCAGGCTCGATCAAAAACGAGCACCTGATCGATATTGCCGATCTGGGATTGGACCTGGAAACCAAACAAATGATTCTCCAGGCGCTGCGTGACAAGCAAGCAGAGAAGTTGTTGGAGTGAACGATGTTTGTTGGCGTAAACGAAGCCAGGCTGGTCCGTTCAATTTGTTGTGAGAGTTTTTTTGGGTTTGTGAGAGAGTTCTGGAGTGTTGTAGTTCCGGAGGAACCGATTTGGAACTGGCATATTGTCTACCTTTGCCGTTTGTTTCAGGAGGACGCCGAGCGTGTTTTTCGTGGGGAGACAAAGCGGTTTGACACAATTGTCAACATTCCACCTGGGACAACAAAATCGACAATTCTCAGCATTATGGCACCCGCCTGGTTGCACGCCATGCGTCCTGATATACGAGTGCTGGCGGCGTCCCACACTCAGCAACTAACGTTTGAGTTGGGCCGGAAATGTCGAATGGTGGAAGAATCTGAGATGTACCGAAAAGCCTTTCCGGAGGTTCAGCCCAGCAAAGATCAATGGACAAAGAGCTTGTTTCTGAATACGGCCGGCGGGGGGCGGATGGCCTGCACAGTGGGTGGAATGTCGCCGCTTGGTTTCCACGCTCATTTTATCATTATTGATGACCCGCTGGACCCGCAGCAGGCGAGCCGCGTGTCGGAGGTGGAGATTGCTGCCGCGAACAATTTTATGTCTGAGGTCCTTTCCACAAGAAAAGTCGACAAGGCTGTGACGGTTACGTGGTTGATTATGCAGCGGCTTCACCAAAAAGACCCAAGTGGGTATCTCCTGGGCAAGTCAAAGGAAAATCTTCGACATATCTGTCTCCCTGCCGAACGCAGCAGTAAGGTTAAACCTGTTCAGTTACGTCGATACTACAGCAAAGATGGGCTGCTAGACTCAGTTCGTTTGTCGCGGAGTGTGTTGAATGAGGCGAGGGTCGACCTTGGAGAATACGGGTATGCTGGGCAGTACGGTCAGCACCCGGTACCCAGAGGCGGCGGGATGTTCAAGGTAGACCGCATCAGAATTGACATGGCGCCTCCGCTGATATCCAAAGAGTGGGTGGGGCTTTGCCGGTTCTGGGACAAGGCGGGTACTGCTGGCGGCGGCGCATACACCGTTGGTTTCTTGATGGGGAGGTGGAGAGCAATAGACGCGGCTAAAGACGGCTCGGAAGACATTTGGTGGATATTGAATGTCATTCGAGAGCAGTTGGATAGTGGAGACCGAGAACGGTTGATAAAGAATGTCGCTGTGCAGGACGGTAAGCGCGTTGTCGTTGGGATTGAACAGGAGCCCGGCAGTGGAGGAAAAGAATCTGCTCAGTTGACCGTGAAACGGCTGGTCGGATATCGAGTTCGCGTTGTGCCGGCCGTTGGGTCCAAAGAGGACCGCGCGGATGCGTGGAGCACGCAGGTGAATGCGAACAGTTTCCGGATGCAGGAAGGTCCGTGGAATCAGTGTCTGATTGAGGAGTTGCGGTATTTTCCATATTCTACTTACAAAGACCAGACAGATGCCGGAGCTGGTGCATTCACGATTCTCGTCAAAGCGTTGCAGCTTGTTGGTGCAGGGATGGGGAGAACTCGGTCCAGAATGCGATAGGTGTAATATGAATGTTTGTGTTGATTATGATGTGGAAACGGCAGACGATTTTTGCGCGGTGAGCAATGGACGCGGTCCGTTGTGTCTCATATGCTATGAATTGGATTATGACGTGTCTCATATTATGAGTGGCTGGAAGAAAGCTCAAAAAATAATCTAAAATAACTCGAGAAAGGCCTTGCTTTTTCCGTTTCGTTGTGTTATAATATGGTTGTAATGAAGAAACAGTTGAAGTGAAACAGTAACCCCGGTAGCTTTTCAGTGCGTGCTGGGCGAACAGGGGAATCACGATGCTATCCCGAATTAAACAGTGGAACGAATGGCGAAAGAACAATCCTGCTATAGAAATACACCTGAGCGGCAGCGACCTGAGCGGCAGCGACCTGAGCGGCAGCGACCTGAGCGGTAGCGACCTGAGCGGTAGCGACCTGAGCGGCAGCAACCTGCGCGGTAGCGACCTGCGCGGTAGCGACCTGAGCGGTAGCAACCTGAGCGGTAGCAACCTGAGCGGCAGCAACCTGCGCGGTAGCGACCTGTGCGACAGCAACCTGCGCGGTAGCGACCTGAGCGGTAGCAACCTGAGCGGCAGCAACCTGAGCGGTAGCGACCTGTGCGACAGCGACCTGAGCGGCAGCAACCTGAGCGGTAGCGACCTGTGCGACAGCGACCTGAGCGGCAGCGACCTGAGCGACAGCGACCTGAGCGGCAGCAACCTGAGCGGCAGCAACCTGCGCGGTAGCAACCTGAGCGGCAGCAACCTGCGCGGTAGCAACCTGAGCGACAGCAACCTGAGCGGTAGCGACCTGAGCGGCAGCAACCTGCGCGGCAGCAACCTGCGCGGTAGCAACCTGAGCGGCAGCAACCTGAGCGGTAGCGACCTGTGCGACAGCAACCTGAGCGGTAGCGACCTGAGCGGTAGCAACCTGAGCGGCAGCAACCTGCGCGGTAGCAACCTGAGCGGCAGCAACCTGCGCGGTAGCGACCTGTGCGACAGCAACCTGCGCGGTAGCGACCTGAGCGGTAGCAACCTGAGCGGCAGCAACCTGAGCGGCGCACAGGGCGTTTTGTCGGCGAGCGATTGGTTGGCGAGTAACCTACCACAGGACGCCCGTGGAATTCTAGCATATAAGGCCTTTGGCAAGACGAGCTTTTCGCTACCCAACAAATGGATTATCGCGCCAGGCACAGTTTTGGAAGAAACCCCGAATCCTGATCGCGGTACGATGTGTGGTTGTGGCGTAAACGTTGGCACGTGGGATTTCGTGACGAACACGTACCCAGACTGTACATTTTGGAGGGTGTTAGTCGAATGGCGCGATTTGGCCGACATAGTTGTGCCATTTAATACTACTGGCAAATTTCGCGCGCGGCGTGTAACGCTGCTCGAAGTTGTGGCGTGATAGACTAGGTGTGGCTTTTCGGTGCGTGCATATGTGGAGTTTGTGTTCAGTAGAGATTTCCCTTGGTTTTTGGACCAAGAGCGTGTAAAATGTGGGAGCGGAACTAGGAGGTGTGTAGTGCCAAATGTTAAAGCTGGGGCCTCGAGGCCAAAACAAACAGCATCCTTATTGAACTCCGACTTGACGATGAACATAATGACGCAGCGAGCAGACCTGCTACAGAAACTGTTCGACCCGAGACGGGACCTTGATGATGAGTGTGGGTATCCGAAAACTATCTCGACAGAACAGTATCGTCGTATGTACGACCGAGAGATGGGCCGCCGGGTTGTCAATGTGTATCCAGAAGAGACGTGGAAAAAGTTTCCTACTATCTTTGAGGACCCGGATGCTGCAGTCGAGACAGAGTTTGAGGCAGCACTCAACGCATTGGAACGACAGTTCCACCTGTTACACTATATGCAGCGAGCCGACGAATTAAGTGGGGTCGGCCATTATGGTATTGTGTTGTGGGGGCTAGGCGATGGAAAGCAGCTTAGCGAGCCGGTGGATGGTTGGGAGCAGTGGGGAAAGTTGACCGGAGCAAAAACGCTGGCCGAGAAAGAAAAATCCGCCAAACATGAGGTTCTCTACATTCGCGTCCTAGATGAATCTCTTGTTTCCATTGCGTCCTACGAGACGGATGTTCAAAACCCGCGCTACGGCCTGCCCACCGCTTACACAGTTTCACTGTCGGACCCACGCCTGCAGGAAGGCAGTGTGCGAGTAACCCCGCCGAGTATATCGGAGACGTTGGTTCATTGGACGCGCGTCTCGCATGTTGCCGATAACAGGAAAACGTCGGAAGTGCTGGGAACGCCGCGTATGGAACCTGTGTGGAACAGGCTCTACGACCTGTGTAAAGTGTTGGGCGGTAGTGGGGAGATGTATTGGCGAGGCGGGTTTCCAGGTGTGTCGCTTGAGACGCAGCCGGGCCTCGAGAATGCCGAACTTGACGAAGACGCGACCCGTGAAATGATGTTCAGCTACATGAATGGTCTGCAGCGTTATATCTCTCTGGTTGGCATGAGTGCGAAAAGCTTGGCGCCTCAAATAGCAGATCCAACGTCTTCATTCGAGGTGCAGGTGAAAGCAATCTGTATTATTCTGGGCGTTCCGTTCCGTGTATTTATGGGCATTGAGGAGGGCGTAGTCAGCGGAGACCAGGCAACGCAGGCCTGGGAGGGTCGGCTACAAAATCGGCAGCAGCGTTATGTAATACCGATGATTATCGACCCGATTCTACAACGGCTGACCGATTATGGCGTGCTGCCCTCGACCATTGAACCAAGCGGCTGGGCAGTTGAATGGCCAGACATTACGTCGCCGAGTGAGAAAGACCGAGCTGAAATAGCCTCAAAGAAGACTGAGGCTCTTGCGAAATATGTGGCAGGTGGTGTTGATACACTTGTCCCGCCGCTGGAGTTCCTGACATTGATTTGTGGTTTGGACGATGATACGGCGAAGTCTATTATTGATGCTGCCGTCAAGCACGTTGATGATACAAGCGAGGATCAAGAGGATGCTGGAAATGAGCAGACAGGACTATCTTAGGGCACTTAATAGTGTGTTGAGAGTAGAGGGTGGGCCGTCGAACTATGGGTGGGATCCAGGCGGTGAGACGGCGTTTGGGATTGCAAAGAAAATCTGGCCACAGTATTGGGAGGGTGGGCCACCTACCCGTGAGGTGGCGACGCGTTTCTATTTCAATGAGTTCTGGCGGTCGTTGGGACTTGACCTGCTGAACAACCAAGCTCTTCGCGAGGAAATCTTCGAGGCCGCAGTCAACTGTGGGACGCATAATGCCATAATATTCGCTCAGCGCGCATACAACCTGCTCCGTCCGCGACACTGGACAGAACTTATCGTAGACGGGGAGATGGGGCCGAAAACACAGACTTCGTTGAATCATCTGGCCGCTGGCTATTTGGATGCTTTGTTGGCTGGCTGCAATTTCTACCAGGCTAAGTATTATGAATCTATGCGAGAGGAGCTTCGCGGACATGCTGTACGTGGTTGGTTTGCAAAGCGGCTATTATGGCAAAAGAGGAGTTAGGGGAAAATGGTAAGACGCCGTCTTCATAAGTGGAGTTTGGTGCAGGTTACGTGGGTTGACAGCGCTAGGCACGGAGATGGAGACGGGTGGATAGGTTGCCAGACTATTGATTGTTCGATTACAGAAATGGTGAGTGTGGGGTGGGTATATAGTGCCGAAAAAGATTGCCTTGTCCTCATCCCGCATATGGATGCAGAACGAACTACAGCATACGGAGCGCTCTCGATTCCGTGGAGTGCTACACAGAATGTGACGACTATGTGCATAGAGAAATGACGTGGCTCGAAATCCTCTTAGAATAGACCCCACTAGAACCACAATGCTGCGGAAAGCCTTTACCGCAGACATGGCCAGGCGCTTTACCGCCCTTCGCAGAGCAATTATTCAGTTGGTGGACGTAGAGGACGCGTTTGGAATCCGTGCGGACGCAAAAGTGGCTGAGCGCTATGACAAAGCCGCGGCCCAAAAAACAACCACCACCCGCACAACCCCTCTTGGTGCTGTGTTGAACGTGGCTCTCGTAGACAACATTGTTCATTATGAGGGCGGGCTGTGGTATGTCTACAGTGAGGTCGGCAAGCGTTTGTCTAGGGGGTATTCATCTCAGAAGCAGGCAAGAAAACGGCTCCATGAAATTGAGTATTTCAAACACAAGGTGACAAATGCTCTCGTCACCAATGCTCGCTGGCGGTTTGAGACTATGGACTCAAAACTAGACGCTTACCAAGGGTGGTTGAAGGAACAGACGAATGCTGGAATTCTTCAGGTGAGCGGCCCAAACCAGAAAACACCTTGGTTGGAACCTTATGTTGGGAGCGCCTACAAGCAGGGGCTCATGCGCGCGTACACAGACGCGCATAAGGAGGACATTGCTGCTGCCGGAAAAAGCTTTGAGTTTGTTGAGGGAGGTAAGAAAGCTTTTCTTGAAATGTCATTCAATGCTCCGGTAGCCCAGGCAAAACTTCGGACGTTGAGCACACGAGCCTTCACCCAACTTAAGGGTGTTACTGCTGCAATGGACCAGGAGATGAGTCGTATTCTGACGAAGGGGCTTGCCCAGGGTGAGGGAGCAGAGGCTTTAGCACGCGAGTTATCTAAGAGCGTGGACGGCTTGGAACGAAAACGTGCTCGTGCAATTGCTCGTACCGAGATTATTCATGCCCACGCCGAAGGTCAGCTTGACGCGTTTGAGAAGATGAATGCTGAGGGTGTCGGAGTCATGGCAGAGCACAGCACGGCGCACGACGGTCTTGTATGTATGCTTTGTGCATCATTGGAAGGTGTGGTTCATACGGTAGCAGAGGCACATGGGTTGATTCCAGTTCACCCGAACTGTGTGGCTGGCGATATGCGGGTGCTGGCACCTGGTGCACTAGCTATGCTCGAGACGCACTACACCGGTGAGATAGTCGAGCTTGTTACTGTAGACGGGCGTTGTGTCACCATTACTCCGGCACACGTACTGCTCACGAAATACGGTTTCGCCCGTGCGGAAGCGGTTTACGAGGGCCTTGATCTTGTGGTAGACACAGGGTTCTATAGTGGGGTCGAGGCACCAGATTATGATGGAAATGTAGCCTGCATCGCGGATGAATTCAAAGCGGCTACGAAAGCGCGAGGTGTCACCGTAAGCGTGCCAATAGCCTCCGAATACCTCCACGGCGAAGGGCGTTTCTGCGATGAGAAGATCGATATTATATTTTCCGATGGCATATTGTGGCCGGGTGGGAAGCCCTACAGCAAGCAGCCCGGTTTGTATGGCACGCTCCCATTTTGTGGAGGAGGGTTTAGCAGCTTTGCCTTGAGCTCGTTTACACAAATCCTCTTCCGTGCGGCGCATACCGCGGACAGCAGTATGGGCCGCTGCCGTGATGCGTTGGCGTTCCTCCTGGGTGCTGTTTTTGAAGCGGAGCAGGTTCGCCTCGGTTCCGTTTCGAGGCCTCAACCCAACATCTGCGAGGCGTTTTTGGACTACACCTCGTTCGATATAGAGTTGCTCCGCGATTGCCTTAACCGACACCTCGTTCTGAAAAAGCTGAACAAGCTTCCCGGCATCGGCCTAGACGCGATTGTGGCTGCGTGCACTCCAGACCTTACAACCGGCCTTATCGAGGCGGGCTTTGACAGTATCCCACTTAGCCCCATAGTATTTAGAGATGCGAAAGATGCACCACTTGTCGATTGTGTGCAGTTTGATAAGGTCGTTAGTATCCATAGGCATCATGTTTGCTTTCTCCCTGTTTACGATGTGCAAACCATAAGCACACTATACAGCATTGGTGGCGTGATTACAAGCAACTGCCGGTGCTCATTTATTCCTGCCAATGTGGGAGAAGAGGTTGGAGGCACGAGACAAACGACCTGGGCGGGTCCGGAACAGGGGCTCGAGGCGCCGGGAACGCTGCCGACCGGGAGGACTACTGGGCAGACGTTTACGGAGAAAGCTGCTGCTGAGAAAGCTGCTGCTATAAAGGCAGTGAAAAAGCTGCCTCTTGAAGTCATGAGGGTGGCTGATATAGAGAAAGAACTTGGGCATGTAGGAGATTATATTCAGAATCCGCGCAGAGATGTTGCCTATGAGGCTCTTTGGAAAGCGCGGAAAGAGGGAACCGTGCCCGCGTTAAAGCGAGGCGCACTTCCAGAGT